GCGCAACAGCAACTGCGTTTGACTACCGCCCGTATGGGACTGAGTTGGCTTTGTGCCAGCGGTATTATTGGAAAGAGGCAGCTGGCACATGGCACGTTGGTTGTCTTGACGGCTCTACTGGTGATTATGTAGACGCTTGGGTTTCTCACCCAGTAACAATGCGAGCATCACCATCCGGAGTTTTTGAAGGTCTTTCTTCGTTTTACTACAACACTGGGACAGCGCAAACATCTTTTATCCCGGCCGGCGGAGGCACATCATACACAGGAAGCACCACATCAGGGTATTTAACTAAAAGTTCAATATCTAATTCTCCAGGTTCAACACATTGCCAAAAACTAGGTCAATGGTACGTCCAACTTTCATTTAGCGCGGAGTTATAAATGACAACTTACAAATTTACAGTAGATTGGCGAACTGGAGAACCAACAGGCGTTTGCAAAGACAGCTTTCTTGGTATCCCATTCGACCCCGACAACACTGACTACCAAGCCTACTTAAAATGGGTTGCAGAGGGCAACACGCCCCTACCAGCGGACACACAAGGAGCTGCATAAATGGCATCAATAATTAACGCAGCAACATCAGGTGGTTTAATTACCACCGCAGACACTTCAGGTATTTTAAACCTTCAAACTGCTGGAACCACAGCGATCACTGTAGATGCATCACAAAATGTGGGAATTGGGACTACAACACCAGATATTTTTAGCCGTGGTTATGGAAGAACTGTTGGAATCAATGATTCTGGTTCAAGTGGTGCGGTTTTACAAATAAATTCTGCATCTTCATATTCTGCTTTAGAATTAGGTAGAGGCGGTGTAAGAAAAGCATTTTTTACAGCACAATCAACTGTTACGGAATTAGGAAACTTAGAAGCTGTTCCGTTAGCTTTTTATACTAACAGCGCAGAACGTGCCCGTATCGACTCCAGCGGTAACTTGGGATTGGGTGTTACGCCGAGTGCTTGGGACAGCACTTATAAAGCAATTCAAGTCGGCGCTCGTTCAATGTTTTCTGGCATTGGCTCAGAAGCAAATATGATAAACAACGCCTATTACAACTCTGGATACAAGTATGTCGCAACCTCTGCCGCTGGCCTTTACACCATTGATGCCAATGTCCACAAGTGGTACAACGCCCCATCAGGCACAGCAGGAGCAAACGTATCCTTTACCCAAGCAATGACCCTTGATGCAAGCGGTAACTTGCTGTTGGGGCGCACATCAGCAAACGGAACATTTCCTGGCCTTCAAGTTGGCGATATAACTACCGGGAAAAATATTCTCCTTACCTCTTCTTCTGCTGGCAACAACGGGGTAATACAGTTTAGAGATACAGCCGATGGTAATGCGTTTCAGGTTGCAGCTACAACTACAAACATATCGCTGTACGGCTACGGCTCAAGGGCAATGCAGTTTTACACCAATGACGCACAGCGTATGCGTATCGACTCTAGTGGTAATATTTTTACTTCAGGTAATTATAGTGTTCTTTATCCAGGTAGCGGAAACACAACAACTGGTATTTTCTTAGAAAGTGCTGGCCAGTTATCTTGTTCTAGGGACAACACAACTGTTGCACTATTTAACCGAAATAGCACAGACGGAACATTACTTTCTCTTTCAAGGCAGGGGACTGAAATTGGTACTGTTTCAGTATCAAGCGGAACAGTTTCCTACAACGCTTTTGCTGGTTCACACTGGTCACAATTGTCAGATGGAAGCAAACCAAACATTCTGCGTGGCACAGTCTTGGACTCTATTAACGAACTTGTTCAATGGCCCGATGAACCAACAACAGAGCGTCTTTGCAAAGTAAAAGTATCCGATACGGCTGGAAGCAAAAAAGTTTATGGTGTGTTTATGGATTGGGATAACGATTGGACTGCCACAAATGATATGTATGTCACTGCTGTTGGCGCTTTCATTTGTAGAGTTAACGCAAGTGTGACTGTACAAGAGGGTGATTTGCTAGAGTCAAATGGTGACGGCACAGCCAGAGTGCAAGCTGATGACTTGATTCGCTCAAGCACAATTGGAAAAGTTACTTGCACCGAAAAGACACATCAATATGACGATGGTTCATATTGCGTACCAACTGTTTTATATTGTGGTTAATTAAGGAGCATAAACAATGGCAATCACGCTAGACGGTACTACAGGAATAATTACGCCAGGATTGTCCTTGGCTATTGAGAATTTTTCCACAACGGGCAACACTACGCTTGGTGATGCAAGTACCGATACTCTTAATGTGGGTAATGGCGGTTTGGTAAAAGATTCAAGTGGCCGAGTAGGAATTGGGACAGCTTCGCCAACTAGAAAGTTATTTGTACAATCGGATGATAGCTCAACTGGTGGCAATGTAGTTGCTGTAAGAAATGCCAATACTGCGGCAGGGGCATTTATTAATTTTCTTGGCGGCGGATCTAATGCTCCATCAATAGGAGCAAAAAATAATGATGTAGTCTTTACCGCCGATGGATACTCTGGCACGGAATGGATGAGACTTAATTCCAGCGGTAACTTGGGTATTGGAGCAAATATCAGTGGGTCATATAAGCTAGAAGTAAATGGGAACATAGTTGCACGGCGCACTACCGACAATAACCCGCATTTCTTTTCCATGAGTAACTCAAGTTCTGTATGTTTCTTGGAAACTATAAATGGACTTGCCGCAAGCTATCTGCCAATAAATTTTAAGCAAACGCATACAGGCGCTTCGCAAACTTCAATGGTGCTTGATGCAAGCGGTAACTTGGGTATTGGGACGACTTCGCCAAGTACATTTGGCAAAGTAGCTGTTGAAGTAGCGGGAACTACAACTCCAACAAGCCTTGCAAATGTTGGACCAAACAGCATTAACTTATACACCCCGACTGCTGGAGGCTCTACTAACGGCACTACGGGTATTTTTGGGTGGAATAGTACTACTGGTATTGGTTCTGGAATTGGATTTAGCAGAGAAAATAGTGCTGATTGGGGAACCCAGATACGTTTTTACACACACCCCACTAATACTACAAACATTGGGGATATTACAGAACGTGTCCGTATCGACTCCAGCGGTAACTTACTATTAGGGGCAACTACCAGTCTTAATACTACTAATTTTCAATTAAGTAGTGGAAGTGGTGCATCGGCATCTCCATATGCCGCTATTTTTAATACTGCAACCTCACCAACATCTGCCGCATCTACCCGTTTTGACATGGGCTTTTTAAGTGGTGTTGGCAATTATGTTGCAACAGGAACTGTACTTGGACAAATGTATTTTATGGGCCAAGCAAATGACGCTGGCTATGCTGGTGCATTTATTAACGCTACAATTATTTCTGGCGGTAACGTTGCTAGGGCATCTGGTCATAGCGTAGCTTTAGCATTTGGAACTAAGTCTTCTAGTAGCTCAGGTGCAGTGGAGGCAATGCGTATCAACTCTAGCGGTCAATTGCTGGTAGGGACTACAACACCTGAGAGTGCTGTTTCTAATACTAAAAGAATAGTTGGTGGGTCATTTAGTTCGTTTAATGGTGTATTAAATTCAGTAAGCAGTGGTGTCGCATACACATTGTTTACCATGACTGCTGACTTTACATCTTATATGGTTACAGTTTCTGCTTTAGTTTCTACTGCGGCTTATTCAGAAACTGCAATAGTCCATTTAAACAATACCTCAGTAAATGTAATAGTAATTGCTGGGGGGTCTGCTATTGCAATCCAAAATACAGGTATGGCTGTACAAGTTGTGCAAAGTTCAGGTGCAACAGTATCAGAGTTATTATGGTCTGCAATGCGAATAACTTAATTTATGCAAGAACAACAAGCCCTCATCACCCAACTCACCGCCCGTATAACCGCTTTGGAAGGAGCATAAACCATGTCAACAATCACCTGGAACATCAGCGCAATGAACTGTTATCCCCAAGCAGAGGGGCAAACAAATGTCGTATTCACCGTTCACTGGCAATGCTGGGGTACACAAATACAAGATGGTAAGACTTACAGTGGATCTGTCTACAGCACTTGTGGTGTGACTTACGCCGCTGGATCAACATACATACCATATGCTAACTTAACAAAAGAAGATGTTCTTGGTTGGATTTGGGCATCTGGTGTAGATAAGGACGCTACAGAAGCGGCTGTACAGCAACAGATTGACACGGCAATTAATCCACCCGTGATTACTCCAGCATTGCCTTGGGAAAATTAAAATCCCATTTTTTAACAAGACTATATAAAATATGGCATCTAATCAAGACTTCATCGTAAAGAACGGCTTAACAATAGGCAGTTCTCAAGTAATTGCAGCCAATGGTCGTTGGGTTGGAGCCAATACAGGACTTGTCGGTCCTCAAGGCGCTACTGGTCCAGCAGGTTCAAATGGTCCAACAGGTCCACAAGGAGCGGCTGCACCTTGGGTAGTAGTTACTGCAAATACTACTGCAACATCAGGTCAACAATTAATCGCAAATACTTATACTGGTGCATTTACAATAACTTTACCAGCTTCACCTTCAGTTGGCAATGTAGTTGTAATTACAGATGGATATGATTGGACAGTAAATAATTTAACTATTGCTGGCAATGGAAGTACAATTGAAAATTCAGTTAATGATTTGTTAGCTGATGTTAGAGGTACAACTATTGAACTTATTTACGATAGTTACACATGGCAAGTTGTATCAACGATTGGTCCAATGGGTAATACTGGTCCACAAGGTCCCATAGGTACTACAGGACCAACAGGACCTCAAGGCGCACAAGGACCAGGCGGACCAACAGGACCAACAGGACCTCAAGGAGCACAAGGAGATCCGGGTCCTACTGGGCCGCAAGGCGCTCAAGGCGTAATAGGTGTAACAGGACCAACTGGCGCACAAGGACCCACAGGACCACTTGGACCAACAGGACCTCAAGGACCGACTGGCGCTACAGGACCAACAGGACCTCAGGGCGCACAAGGCGCACAGGGCGCTCAAGGGCCTGCTGGTCCAACAGGACCAACAGGACCAACAGGACCTTCTGGAGCAACTGTTGATAATACAAACAGAACACTAAACAGTTTGACGTTCACTGGCCAAAATGGAAATTCAGGTAATGCACCATCAAGTTTTCCTTACTCATTGCATCAAAAAAGCGGTGGTTGGACAGGCCCATATCCAGATTTGTCCATCAATTATCATACTGGTATTTCGTTTGGCGCTAATCCAAGCTATGAAGGATATTCGTTCTGGGACGATTACTCACATAGCACATTAGTTTTTAGAATTAATGGCTCCAGCAATTATTCATACAAATATTATTGGCAATATACAAACACAACTGGTTATTATTCGGACACAAATAGTTGGCACTTGACACCAAATACTGGTAGTTCATATGGTTCAATGCAAGTACAAGGTGCAAGAAGCACCTGGCGTGGCATTCATTTCTATGATGGCGGAAATACTCCTCATTTGATGTTTGATGGTTCCGCAAACGGTGGAATTTATTATGAAGGCACTGGTAGATGGGCATTATATTATAGCCACTCTAATAATAGTTGGGGGTTTGGAACTTCTACAACTTCCTCTGGTGTTGCCGTGTATGCATCTGGAGCTATATACGCAACAGGTAACATTACAGCATATTCTGATGGAAGAAAAAAAGATAATGTAGTTGTTATAAAGAATGCATTAGATGGAGTATTAAAATTAAGAGGTGTAACATACACCTGGAATAACAAAAAAGAATCTGATATTGGTTATGGTAAAACAGAAATTGGTGTTATTGCACAAGAAGTTGAAAAAGTATTTCCAGAAGTTGTTAAATACATGGAAGATGTTGATGAATACTCAGTCTCTTATGGGAACATCACAGCAATATTGATTGAAGCTATAAAAGAACAGCATTCTATTATAACTAGTCAGAATGATAGACTAGAGAAAATAGAAAACTTTATTAATAATTACTTGGAGAAAAAATAATGGCACTAATCAGAGATTATGAATTACCAGGAACTGGTGTAACTGTTGCTAATGCATATCATGTAGTGACTAAGGTTGATGTGGATAAAAGAACACAAGATATTTCTGCACCGCCAGATCCTTCAAGACCAGGTGGCTTTACTGCTGGTCATCAAGAAGTTGGAAAAGAATTATTTTGGAAAGCTGGTTACATTGGAACTATTTCCATCACAATATGGAAAGATGCACAAGCAAGGAATGATGGATTACAGCCTTTAGGATTTTTGGGAATGCATCCATCAGATAATAAGTATGGCGCAAGTCTATCACAAGATTTAAAAAATCATCAACCTAGATTTTTTATTGATGTAGACTCACAAGACAATTATGTAACTCAAGCATATGCTTATTTAAAAACAACAGAGTACTATTCAAACTCAACAGAAGTTTAATTCTTAAATGGCATCTAATCAAGACTTTATTGTAAAAAATGGATTGACTATTGGTTCTAGTCAAGTGATTGCGGCCAATGGTCGTTGGGTCGGCGCTAACACAGGACTTATTGGTCCACAAGGCGTAACTGGTCCACAAGGAACTACAGGACCTCAGGGACCAACTGGTGCTCAAGGACCTGCTGGTCCTACTGGCGCACAAGGTCCAACAGGAGGAACTGGACCAACAGGACCTCAGGGCGCTCAAGGACCAGCAGGCGGTACTGGACCAACGGGACCTCAAGGTGCTCAAGGAGCCCAGGGACCAGCGGGACCGACAGGACCACAGGGCGCACAAGGCGCTCAAGGGCCGACTGGTGCTACAGGACCAACAGGAGCAACAGGACCTTCTGGTGCATCAATTTTAGGATCAGGCAATACTTGGACTGGTGCAAATCTTTTTCAATCAAATTTAGGACCAACTTCCGGAAGTTTGAGTAGTCCAGCTTTACAAGCATATGCAACTAGCACTAACTCTGCGTTTATGTCGTTTCATAGAGGCGGTGTATATGCAGTAAACATGGGACTGGATTCCGATAACGTATTACGTATTGGTGGATGGTCAGCACCTGCTAATCGTTGGCAATTGGATATGGATGGAAACAATACTGTGGCTGCTTCACATAGAGCACCAATCTTCTACGACTCCAATGATGCTGGATATTACCTAGACCCAAATAGTACATCTGATTCTGCTTTACGAATTCGCGGTGGGGCTTTACATGGACCAAATGTAACTTGGGGAACTTATCTTTTAGTTGGTGGTGATGGAAGACAGAATTATACTAATAATGCCACAGTAGCATCTGTCTGTTCAACAGACGGAAACTTGCATATGGATGCAGCCTCCGGCAAGGCTATGTATTTAAATTTTTATGATGGAAGTAGTATTCAGTTTGGTAATGGCGCAAATGGTGTTCACAGCACCTTCTCTAGCGCAGGTAACCTTGCATTGGGCGGGACAGTAACTGCCACAAACCTTATCGGACAGGGACAAACTTGGCAAAATGTGGTAGGCAGCAGGGCAGCGGGCACCTTGTACACTAACAGCACATCACGCCCAATAACCGTAATAATTTGCTGTTCTTATGGGCAAAGTAATATGACTGTGTATGTTGACAGTGTGTCGTTTCTTGTAACAGGTCCATATGGAAACAGCGTACTTTTGTCTGCAACACTAATTGTTCCGCCAGGATCTACATACAAGGCAGATAGTGTAAGTGCATGGATGGAACTTCGCTAAACTGATATGATTAATTGAAAAAGGAAAAAAATAAATGACAATGCCATCCAGTGGCGCATTGAATATGGGCGGCACAAGCAGTCCGGTTAGCGTTGCTAGTGAACTTGGTTTAGGTTTAACATCAACGATTTCTATGAATGACGCGGCGGTTCGCACTCTTGCGGGTGCAGGAGGATCAGGGACTTCATGGAGCATGAGTTCATTGTATGGAAAATCAAATAAACCACCTTCCGTTGAATATCTTGTTGTTGCTGGCGGCGGCGGTGGTGGTTTCAGCAATAACGATTCCCGTGGCGGTGGAGGTGGTGCTGGCGGTATGCGTACTGGTACCGTATCTGTATCAGTAGGTACAACGTATACAGTCACAATTGGCGGTGGTGGTGCGACCTCTTCCGGGCAGTCTTCAAATGGTGGCGATTCTGTATTTTCCTCAATAACATCAACTGGCGGTGGTGCTGGTGGAGGTCCTCCTGGGCAAAACGGATTTTCTGGCGGTTCAGGAGGTGGAGGAGGGCAGAATGGAGCTACCGCTGGCGGAGCGGGTACTGCTGGGCAAGGAAATACCGGCGGAAATGGTGGCTACGATGCAAATGGCGGGCAATGTGGTGGCGGTGGCGGCGGTGCAGGCGGTGGCGGCGCAACTGGAACTCCAAGCGTCTACGGCGTTCCGGGCGGTAATGGTTTAACATCTTCTATCACAGGAACATCAACTTATTATGCTGGTGGGGGCGGTGCCGGTGGTCAAGTTGACGGAGGTGCCGGAGGACTTGGCGGGGGCGGATTTGGCGGGGATGGACGTGGTGATGGAGCAAGACCAGTTGCGGCTGCGGTTGCTGGCACTCCAAACACAGGAGGCGGTGGTGGTGGAGGCGGCAATGGCGCATTCTCGGCAGCTGGCGGTTCTGGAATTGTAATTATTAGATACTCAAATACATATGCTGACGCCTCATCAACGACAGGCAGTCCAACATATACAAACACTGGAGGATACAAGATTTACAAATGGACAGGATCAGGATCAATAACAATTTAAAACTATGGCACATTTTGCACAATTAAACGAACAAAATATAGTCACACAAGTTATTGTTGTGGCTAATGTTGAATTGCTTGAGGACGGAATAGAAAACGAAGCAAAAGGAATTGCTTTTTGTCAGTCTCTGTTTGGCGGTGAATGGAAACAAACAAGTTATAATGGAAGAATTCGCAAAAATTACGCTAGTATTGGATATACTTACGATGCTAGTCGTGATGCGTTTATTTCTCCTCAACCATATCCAAGCTGGACATTGGTAGAAGAAACTTGTAATTGGATTCCTCCCGTTTCTTATCCCACTGACGGCGAGGTATATCAATGGGATGAAGCAACAACGACTTGGATTAAAGTATCTGATTAATCGATAATAAATAAACCGCTGACCCGCCAACATTTTAGGAGAAAATAATGGCTATTACATATACCTGGAAAGTCACCAGTCTAAAAACTAAAAACGAAGGTGACAATCAAAACGCAGTTGTGCAAACATACTGGCAAAAGATTGGCACCGATGAAAATGGTAACGTAGGAACATTTTCTGGTGCAACACCATTCACATCAACAACTATGCCTGAAGGAAATGTTTTTGTTCCATTTGAAGAACTAACCGAAGAAGTTGTTCTTGAATGGATTAAAGATGTTGTTGTTGGAAATTACGAAACGCATGTAAACGGAAAAATTCAAGAACAAATTGACCAACATGTAAATCCTGTTTCTGAATCGCAGATGCCTTGGGCACCGGCATTCAATACTGCACCAGGAATACCCACATAAAAGACGAGATATATATTAGATAGTTTATTAATTCATTATAAGGAGCTTGATATGAATAATGCAATGCAACAACCACAACAAGAAGAACAACAAGTTACACTAACTGTTAAAACAAGTTGGTTAAATGTTCTTATGGCTGGCTTGGAAGAAATTCCACACAAGTTTAGTAGACCAGTTATTGATTCTATTTCTCAACAAGCAAGAGCGCAGTTAGAAAACAAACCTCAGGGACCATTAGCATCTAAAGTAATTAATTAATTATGAACGGCGAATGGGCCTACTTTAAAAGTAGATTTACCAAAGAGCAATGTGATTTCATTTTGGAAGAAGGTCTAAAGTTACCTTCCAAAAAAGCATCTATGGGTGTTTCAGATGAAATTGTGGATGATGATTACCGAAGAAGTGAGATTCGGTTTATTCATCAAGAACCCAAATTCCAATTTCTTTTTGATGAGATTTGGAAAATGGCAATTCAAGCAAATCACGACTTCTTCAATTTTCACATAACTAGATTAAGTTTTGTGCAATTGGCTGAATATTCATCTGAATATCAAGGCGAATATAAAAGACACCACGATGTGTTTTGGATGAATGGTGATCCACACTTCCACAGAAAACTTACCTGTGTAATTCAGTTGACTGATCCGACAACTTATGAAGGCGGTGATTTTGAAATGTATGACTTGTCGCAAAATTCTCCAGATAAGGAAGAAATACGGCAACAAGGTACAGCAATATTTCTTCCATCTTTTATAAGTCACGCAGCCTTGCCAGTGACAGAAGGAACTAGACATTCATTAGCAGTATGGATGGAAGGTCCTAAGTGGAGATAATATGAAAACAAATATGATTGTGGTTGATGAGTTCTATAATAATCCAAATGATGTGAGGGCGTTTGCGTTATCACAAGAGTTTGATGTTACTGGCAATTGGCCAGGCACTAGAACAAAAACTTTTATCAATGAAAGCACAAAAGAAACCATACAAAAAATACTCCAAGATGTATCCGGAAATGTTACAGACTGGCAAGCAAATGATGGATACACTGGAAGTTTTCAACTAACCACATCAATGGATAGAAGTTGGATTCATGCTGATTCATATAACACTTGGGCAGGCGTTTTGTATTTGACTCCTGATGCTCCATTATCTGGCGGCACAGGAATATTCAGATACAAAAAAACTGGTAGTATGATGGAAGATGGCACAGATTTATCTGGCGTTACGCAAGACATGACCAAGTGGGAACTTGTTGATAGAGTCGGAAATGTTTACAACAGATTAGTATTGTATCGCGGAAACAACTATCATATGTCTTTAGATTACTTTGGTAAAGACAAAGAAGATGGTAGATTGTTTCAACTATTTTTCATAACAACAGAATATTGATATGAAAATATGCAGAGTTATCTTTTCCACAAACAGACCTGAATTTTTAATACCAACTTTAGAATCACATCAAAAATATATTGACTTTGGTGACCATGAAGTCTATGGTATATTCATAGACGATTATCCAAAAGATAGAGATGATAAACTTATTGTAGAGTTAGCCAAAAAATATGGATTCAATGAAGCTGTCTTACATCCAGAAAATCTTGGACTAACTCCAACTTGGACCGAGTTGTGGAATTATCTAGCTACGCAAGACTATGACTACATCTGGCACCATGAGGATGATGTAGTCTTTGGTGCACCAATCAAAATACAAACTCTGATAGATTTTCTGGAAGAAAACAAAGAGTTTTGTCAAGTCAATCTAAAGCGAAATCCATGGTACGCTTTTGAATTGAACAAACCAGCAATCACATGGGAAGACAAATTCTTTAGAGAGTACCGATATGATGTTAGGGATGACTATTTCTGGACAATGGCATCATTGTATCCAGCTTGGGTAACAAAAGAGCCAGTAAAAGAAGTTGAAGGTTGCAATTTGGCTGAATATCCAGTAATGAAATACTTCAAAGAGCAACATAAGATGAAGATGGCCATTCTTAAAAATCAAGACGGAAGCAATCTTGTGGAACACATTGGAGTATATTCCCAAGGCAAAAGAGTGCTTGAGGGTGAGCCAGGATGGGAAGGTTTTAAGTGGTTTGATCCTAATAAAAAATATGATTCCAAGACTGGTGCCTTAATAGTATAAATAGATAATAAAACTATTGGGAACTATAAATGGCTAAACCCACAACTAGAGCGACATTCAAAGACTACTGCCTACGCAGATTAGGTCATCCAGTAATCCAAATCAATGTGGATGATGACCAAGTTGAAGACAGAATTGATGATGCATTACAATTCTTTGAAGACTATCATTTTGATGGTTGCGAACAAATGTATATGAAACATCAAATCACTCAAGATGATATTGACCGCAGATGGATTTATTGCCCAGATCCAGTAATTTTTGTTACTGGAATCATACCATTTGACCAGTCATCTTCTTCAGTCAATATGTTTGACTTGCGTTACCAATTGCGTTTGCATGATTTGTATGACTTTACCTCAGTGTCTTATGTGTCATATGAGATTACCATGCAACACATTCGCACATTGAATCTATTGTTCTCTGGTACGCCACTATTCAGATTCAATCGTAAACAAAATAAGATTTTCTTAGATATTGATTGGTCTAGAGACTTACAGGTTGGTCAGTATGTTGTTGTAGAATGCTATCGTGCAATGCGCCCAGATACAGTTACTTTGACTGGTACAATAACCGGCACAACAAGCAACAATACTTTGACTGGAACAGGAACAATATTTGACCAAGAAGTTATTGAAAACGACTTCATCACACTATCTAGTGGTCAAGAAGTTCAAATCCGGACAATCAATTCTCCAACAAGTATTACTATTGCAAGTAGTTTAACAACAAACATTACTGCTAACACAGCAACAAAAGCTGGTGTTTCGGATGTTTGGAATGATAAGTTTTTGAAGAACTACGCTACAGCTAAAATTAAATATCAATGGGGCACAAATCTTTCTAAGTTTGCTGGCATTCAAATGCCTGGTGGTGTAACACTAGATGGTCCAAGAATCATGCAAGAAGCACAAGTGGAGTTGGACAAACTAGAAGAAGAAATGTATACCATTAGCAGTATGCCTAGCGAAATCTTTATGGGCTAAACATGCCAACGAACTTCTACTTTAATAATTTTCCATTGCACCAAATAACCAGTGAGCAATTGCTGGTAGAAGATTTGGTGATTGAAGCTATGCAAATTCATGGCATGGATGTTTATTATCTTCCACAAACGACAAGAGACCAAGTAGATATGCTCTATGGTGAAGATACATTAAAAGAATTTCGTAGTGCTTACGGAATTGAAATGTATTTGGAAAATGTTAGTGGAATGGATGGCGAAGGCGATTTCATCTCCAAATTTGGCTTAGAGATTAGAGATGAAGTAACTTTACTAATGTCACGCAGAAGATTTGCATCTTTAGGCACATCTTTAATTAGACCAAGAGAAGGCGATTTAGTTTATATTCCTCTATTGCAAAATTTCTTTGAGATATCGTTTGTAGAACATGAAAACAATCAAGCAATGTTCTACACATTGGGTCGTGGTCGTGGCGGCAATGTTTATGTGTATGCATTGAAGTTGAAACAGTTCGTCTTTAGTGAAGAAATTATCTCCACTGGCGTTGATGAAATTGATGACCAGATATTTGATAGCTACAAACGTGCATCATTGCCTATTGCGAATACAACAGTATTTCCTGCAGGAACTGGCTCTTTTGTTCCTGGCGAAATCATATATCAAGGTTCTTCATTAGCGACAGCAAATGCACAAGCTATTGTTTATTCTTATGTTGCACATTCATCTGTTAACATCATTCGTGTAAAAGGTTCTTTTGTTACAGGTAATGTTCGCGGTAATACAAGCAATGCATTGAGAAGTGCTATAACATACAATGATGATACACAAGTTGGCAATAGTATATTTGAAGATATCGCAGACAATGTTAGAATAGAAACTGAAGCTGATGGAATATTAGACTTCACGGAAAATAATCCTTTTGGTGAAGCCTGATGTTAAATAATTCACATTTTTATAATAGAACAATTCGTAAAGTAGTAGTTTCTTTTGGCACACTATTCAATGACTTGTTATTGGTAAGATACAATAAAGCTGGAACAATTGAGCATGAGAGAATGCGTGTTCCTCTTTCTTATGGCGCAAAAGAAAAATACATCACACGACTAGCATCTGATCCAACATTAACAAAATCTATTGCAACATCTGTGCCAAGAATTTCTTTTGATTTGGTTGGATTAGAATACGATTCATCCAGAAAATTTAATACTATAAACAGAAACTTCTCAACGAATGCTACGACTGGTGCAGTATCTGGGCAGTATGCGCCAATACCATACAACTTTGAATTTGAGTTGGCTATCTATGTTAGAAACACGGAAGATGGTACACAAATTCTTGAGCAGATATTACCATACTTCACGCCAGACTTTACTGTGACTGTAGATTTAATACCAGCATTAGGTAGAAAATATGATATGCCAGTCATTCTTAATTCTGTGACGCCACAAACAGAGTATGAAGGTGATATGTCTACGACTAGACTTATCATTTGGAACTTATCTTTTACTGTAAAAGGATATATCTTCCCACCAGTAAGCACAGTTGGTTTAATTGAACAAGCAAATACAAATATCTACACAGATTCAAGAAGCACCCTATCACAAAAAGTATACGTTGATTATGCTAATGGTTCTGGTGTTTTAGTTACGGGTGAAGTTGTTAGAAGTTCATCCAAAAACAAAACAGGAACTGTTGTATACTTTGCAAATAATAGCGGTGGCACATTAGTGGTGTCAGACTTAAATGATTTGCTTGAAGAAGATGATGTAATTGTTGGTGATTATTCTAATGCTACATATACAATAAATACCGTAGATTTGAATCCATTAAAAACAGTTGCAATTATAACTGTACCAGATCCAGTATCAGCAAACTCGGATGAAGATTTTGGATTCA